CCAGACGAATAACTTCTCTCCGATGGAATAGTCATAGTTCAAATTCGGCAATCGGATGCATATATCATATGGGTTGGACGGAGCCTTCGTCGTGACATATCCGGCGTTAGCAAACATCTCAGCATCGCTGAGGTTTGCGCCGCGAACGCCGTTATTCACACTTGCGGTATCGCGGAACACAGAGTCGCCGGCGAGTTGGCCCCCGGCATAGCCATGAAAGAAATAGGCTGGGTGAATCGTTGTCGTGCCGGAAAGATTCTCAACTGCGAGGTTAAGCGCGCGCATGTTCGCGTCGCCCTCGGCCGGCGTGAGATTCGCTCCTTTTTCGTCCCGATAAATCAGCGCCGGCATTTATGGATGCTCCCATGCAGGCAGTGAAGCGATCAAAGTATCCAGAGAAGGCAGTGCCGCCTGGCCAGCCAGCACAGCATCGAGCGTAGTATTTGCGGATACCTGCACTTCTGCAGCCCACATTTGGAATGCTGCGGATACCGCCGCTAGTGGGTTATCAGTACCGACAAAGCTCTTAGCCTCGCTGATGCTGTTAAACCGCTCCGGAGAGGCCTGTGCGATCGCGCTCATATGCTGACGTACCGCAAGGCGCAGTTGCGCGACAGTAGCCTCGAGCTGTTCGGCCTCGGTTGGAACTGGCATGTCTTTTACGATCCAGCCCGAAACGCCGTCGAAGAAAACTCTTTGATTTGCTCCTGCAGCAGGCGGTGGGGTTTCTACACAACAAACCGGCGTGATGAAAGTACCGGGTTCCAGCGGACTCTCCTGAGCGTCATAAGCCGCAGTGGGCGCGAGCGTTACGGGATCATACAAATAGACCGTCTTCTTCATTTTCCCCTCTTATTGATATTTGACGCAGATCAGCACGCGGGAACCGGCAGCGAGATTCGCTGTTCCGCCTGTCGAACCTGTGACATTGCTTGTATCCGCACCGGTTGGGCTTCCTCCGGATGACGGCGCAGTGCCGGATCCGGTTGTTCCGTAAACAGTTAACGGATGGGTATGTGCCTTTACTGTTCCTGTGCTGGCTGATCCAACATTTGAATTGGCCTGCAGCATAGTGTAGTCAGCAGCGAACCAAGGAAGGCCAAAAGTTGTTGACCCGTCTCCGATGCCCCACGTGGTGCCGATTGCAGCGAATAATGTGGCGTATGTCGTGCGGCTCACGTTCGTCTGGGTAGTGGGGCATACCAGGTAATTCGTAGGAGCGCTTGAGCCAAAATGGATTAATGCCGATCCAACGACTGCCCCGGCGGGAGGAGCCGTTTCTACAATTGCCTTCCCGTTTGCGCGGAAGATGGCGACGCGCACTGTAGTGCCGTCGTAAGTAAACAGCGCAATATCGCCTGCCGCCAGAGTGACGTTTGCTCCGCCCGAGTTAAGTTTGAGATTAGTGGCGTGATAGGTGAACTGCGGAGTGCCATCGATGATGAGCCATACGTCTTTGCCAGCGATCATCGTCGCGCCAGTTACAGTCGTGTTCCCTGTTAGGTGCGCGAGGTTTCCTGTGACCGTCGATAAGTCGATTGTCGTCGCTGAGGCAATGCTTGCGCCGATAGCGTGCCGCAGGGACTTTACCGAGAAATCCTGAGTCAGCGATCCGGATGACGCCGCAGCAGACGAGAGAGAAAGTACCCAGGATGCAATCGTTCCCGACCCCTGGCTGCTATTCATTGTGATCGACAGTTCGCCTGTTACAGCATCGTAGGCCGTCACATCACCCTGCATCCAGACTGTCCCATCAGCAGCCGATGCTGCGCGAACGGTCATGCCGACAACATAGCTTTTGCCGATCTGGACGGTGAAAGTCTTGCTGCCAGAACTCGCAATCGTGTTTGACGTGGTGCTGGTCGAGTTGGTGGAGTTTGCCGACATCGCACGAGCAACCGTGTCGAGCTGTGCCGCAAAGGTCGGGAACCGAGACAGGAACGTGTCAGCCGTCTCAACAAATACTGCCGGTTCCATGCTGCGATTAGGCGCTGGCGGCAGGGCATCTATAGCCATCGATAAATCCTCTTCAAAATAATCTTCCTCTATATATCCCGGCTCGTAATAACCAAAGCTCATGTCAGCCCCTCGACTTCTATCGTGCAGAGGGACTCTTTCGGATAAGCGATCTCAATCGTGAAGTCCTTGAAAAAACCGTAAACAGCCGTAGAGGCGTAAAGATCGGAGCCGATGTAGATAGCCGGGGTTGCCCGAAGAGATGCGAGCAGCTGCTGAAGGGTATCCACGCGCACCGCATCTATCAGCACAGTGAAAGCTGCACGCTTGCGAAACGAGCGCTCGACAATTGCGTAATTTCCGAAGTCATCCTGCTGCTTTACTGAGAAATCCTGAATGCCGACGGTGGCCCCGTATTGCGTATCCCCCACTTCGCTGAAAGGACCAAGCAATGCCGCGCCGCATTTCACCGTTTCGCCTGGGGCAGATAGCGTGATGTTCACGATAGGCGAGGCGTATGCGGGCATGTTCAGCACGGTCAGGTCTTTCAGCCTTACCACCGGCTCAAAGAAATAGCTGTACCAGTCATCGACGCCCGAGTCCGAGACAAGGCTGTGTGTCTCGTCATAAACCGTTCCGTCCAGGTCGTCGATCATCTGAACCCGCGCCTCGGCTGCAGACAGATTCAGTAAAGTCAGGCATGGATTACGGCCGTACGTCTGGATGGATACGTCAATGCTGTCCGGATTCTCGGTTTGCGAGGTCACTGATCCATCGAACATCAATCGCGGATTGGTGACGCTGACATAAATCCACTTGGTGGGAGATGTGGCCGGCGTATTGCCGACATTGCTATCCACCAGCGACTCGTACACCTGGTGCAGGTCCGGTCCTATGACGGAAACCCTGTCGCCTTGAGCGAATACGTAACCCGCGTCATATGGCGGATAGAGCGTCTCCGAAACATTCGTGGATAGCAGCGCCGCATCATTTATCGTGATCGGAACTACTATCTTCATGCTTCACGCTCCGGCGGCTGCCCGGCGCCGTCCCAGGTATCCAGAATCTTTGCAGTCTTGCTGGTGTTCTTCGCGATAGCCAAATGAGCAGCCTTTAACTCAGCGCGCAACTGCCGAATCTCCGCAACGAGCGCATCATTCGCAGCATCAGGACTGCTCAGCCTGCGCATCAACTCGCGGTTATCAGCAGCAGGAATGATCCTCTCGCCCTTGTGCACCTTGGCCGTCATGTCACTCGGCAGTTCGTTTGTCCCAACAGCGAAGCTCGGCATGTAGGTCTGCCCCGTCTGCTGGAATACAGGACCGGCAGGCTGCGCCGCGGTCACCCCGGCATTGGCTGCCAACCGGATATATTTGGTGTAGTCGAACAGGGTTGCGAATGAATCGGTCGTCAGAAGCTGTATCGAGTCAGCCACCTTTTGCGCAGCCGCCGCGGCGTCGTCCGCAGCTTTCTGGATCGAGTCGGTTACGGTGGCGAACGCAGGGGCAAGCTGGATCAACGAGGCGAACATCTGCCTGCCCGCTTCCGTACTCAAGTCCTGTGCTTCCACCAGTGCGCGGAATTGATCATTCGTTTGCGGTATCGTGGTGATGCCAAGATCGGCAAACTGCGCATTCATCAGCCGCGTGGTGCTCGCTACCCTCTCCGCGTCGGTATAGAACTTTTCGAAGTACGGCTGGAGAGATGAAGTGGCGGTCTGCAATCCGCCGAGCAATTGCACCAGGTCATCCCGAGCGGCGAGAGATGCCAGGCCGACGGCACCGAATGATTGCCCGGTAAGATCAATAGCGCTGGCCGTGAGCGAGTATTCCGAACTCAGGCGCGTCATGGCGTCCGCCAGCGCTTCGTCTTTTTGCTGGAGAGCCACAACCTCCGGAATGAGCTTCTTGCCGATGCTATCCGCCAAATCCTTCGTAAGTTGTTCCTGCTGCTCCTCGGTATCGATCTGCCTCCTGACGGTATATGTCCAGCCAGCCAAGGAACGATCAGCGTCTCCAGTGGCCTTGATGAAAGCATCGATGGAGGTGACTATCCCGTCCACCGTCGAATTCAGGGAATTGACCTGATCCGGAGAAATTGGGAAGTCGGTTGTGCCGCGCTTCTTCCCGCCGAAGATGCCGACCTTGCGCGTCCAATCTGCTTGGAAGTTTCCTTGAAACCCGGCTTCCGAAAATGTGCCGTTCAGCAGTTGCGGCCCGTACTGCTTCGGACCCTTTCCGAACAGGCCAGCGAGGATGCCGATCAACCCGGGAGCGAAAGGCAGGAAGTTCAGAATCGAGTCTCCCTTGATCCCGAAGATGCTTTTGCCTGCGCCGAAAGAACTTCCCAGACCCGCAAGCGCAAACGCGGCTCCGATTGCAGGCACAGCAGCGCCAGCGCCAGAAAAGAGGCCGCCTGCTGCACCGGATAAACCGGTGCCACCCAGCGCCGTTCCCGGACCGCCGATAAAAGCCGTGCCAGCTCCAGCACCAGCGCCGCCACCAAATACTGACCCAGCCGAGCCGAACAAGCTGCTCAGACTGCCGAGGCCAGTTGTGCCTGCCGCCATCGCCTGATTCGAGAACAAGGACCCTGCTGCATTAGCCGCGCCTGATCCTAGCGACGCAAGGATGGACGCCTGGATGCTGATAACCCACTTCCTGACGGTCAGTTGATAGAGCGCATCGATGATGGACAGCTTTATGGCCTGCCCTATCGATTTGATTGAACTCACCCCATGCGCCGCGAACTGCACGAAGGCTAAGCGCCCTGTCTGCTCGATGGACTGTCCCACCCGGGTCCATTCATCCTCTCCTTGCTTTGCAGCGTCCTTCATGGCTTGCAGGGATTCGCCGCGCTGGGTTTCCTCGGCTAATTGTTTCGATAGCTCAAGCCTGCGCTCGAGCATGTTGATGACTTCGGGATCAACGTTGTCTGAAGCCCATGCGCGGTCGAGCGCGGCCTGAAGATCAGCTTGTCCCATTTTCTGGATAGCCAGTGCTCCGAACTCGGTCAGATCGTTTTTTGCCTTGAGGGATTGCAGCGACTGTTCATCAGCAGAGACAAGGGCTGCATACCCGTCGAGGCGTTTTTTCTCGGCGTCCTGCTGTGCCTTGGCAGCGGCAACGCTTGCCTCTTGAGCTTGAGTAGCCTGCGCCCAGGCTTGCGCTTCAGACATGATCGCCAAGCGCTGAGATTCCAGCGGAGCCTTTGCAGCCTCACGCGCGGCGGCAAGCAGCTTGGTCTGGACAGCATTTAATCCAACCGCTTCGGTCTCCTCCCGCAAGCGTTGCGCATAATCAGCGGCAGCCTTGCTGGCTTTCTCGTAAGCAGATACCGCAGCGGCCGGGCCCTCAGTGCCACCCTGGTATTTCAGGATTGGCTTCTTCGCGGCAGACTGAGTCGATTGCTCAACCTTCTTGTTGCCGACGAGGATGCTCTGAACAAACTTGTCGTACTCCGCGTAGTCCTTGACTATCTCGTTGTACCAGTCCTTCCCGGCATTCCTAGCGCCCCTGAAATCCAGCTTTGCAATTGCCATTAACTGCTCGGCGGCAGTTCCCACGGTCTTACCGAGAGTGGAAAAGACCAGCCCTGTTGCAGCCCCAAGGATCACCAGTTGCTCGATCATGGATCCGGCTATCTTGGCGGCGCCAGCGAAACGATCTGAGCTATTCGCGGAATCGGTAAAGGCGGCAACGATCTTGCTGAATGTCGGGACAAGATCGCGCGCCAGGGATTGAAACAGGACATCGATGCCCCGCTTCAGTCCGCCGATCTGATCCTGAAACGAATCAGCCTGAGCTGCAGCATCGGCCGTAACACCGGTGACGCGGTCGACGTTGTCGGCCATGTCATTCAGGAACGGCAGAATTTCTGCTCCGGACTTCCCGAAGAGATCAATGACAATCGCCGCTTTCGAGGCAGAGTCGGAGTAATTGCTCAACGCCTTCGATATGTCGATCATCACCGCCGACGGGTCGCGCAGATTGCCAGCGGAATCGCGTGCCGAGATGCCCAGAGCCTTTAATGCCCGGTTCGTGTAGTTCGTGCTGCTGTCGAACTGCGCCATGCCCTTGGCCAGCTTGGTGACAGCGGTATCCATCGCCGTGAAGTCATGACCGAACTCGACAGATAGTTGCTGGAACTTTGATAAGTTCTCGACCGATGAGCCGGTCTTTTGCGCCATGTCATTAAGATCGGCCAGCGTCGAAATTGCATTCGTTACGCTGTCTATTGCAGTCCGCACGCTGACGAACGCGGCGGCAGCGGAGACGGCTCCGGTCGCCATCCCAACAAAGAACTCCTTGGTAGAGGCGGCAGCGGCATCGAAAGACTTCTGCGTGTTCTGGGCGAACTTGAGCGCTTGCTGGTCGGATTTATCCAGGCCCTTCGTATACTCAACATAATCGAGCGCCAAGCGGACGACCAGGGAACCCAATGCAGCCATCAATCCACCTTTTTATTCAGCACTTCCAGTGCAGCGAATTCCATTACTTGCAAATCACCGAACAGCGCCTTGCGATTCTTCATTCCCTGCATGCGCATCATCGATTCCACTCCGGGGTAATTCAGTCCGAGGTATCCGCCCATGCCGCCAACATTCCATTGCGTCGCACAGGCGAAAAAAAAGAGAACCGAATTCAAGTTCTCTTCCCACACCCAACAAACTTCCTCTTCCGGTTGCGCCCTTCGCTGCGCTTCTTCGATCACTTCAGGAGGGGCGCCCATTGCGCGCATTCCCTCGATTACATCAGCATCAATCGTTGCAAATACAGGAGCGCGGTCGCCGGCCCAATGCCGTGCCGCGCTAATTAGTTTTTTTCTCGTGCCTTGAAGAGCGATCCCCAGAAGGCTTCGCCCAGGGCGATCAGCGCCGGGGAAATATTCAGCAGCGCATTCAGATTCGCTTCGTTGAAATCGACAGCGTTATTGTCGTCATCGATCAACTCCGACCATCCGACCAGGACCTGCTGCTGAACCTCTTTCTGCGGCAGCTTTTTCAGTTCCTCGATTTCATCCATGCCGCACCGTTTGAACTCGGCATTAAAGGATGACTTGTCGAAGCCGCCCTTCAGGTTCGGGGTTTCTACCGTCACCCGGGAGATGAACGTGGGCTTTTGCGTTATTCTGAATGCCATGGTTATCCTTATTTGACTGTGATGGTGACTTCGTCGTTTCCAGCGTCAGGCTGCATGTCCAGGCCGAGATTGATCATTGCGATCCCGTCCGAGTCCGCGTACTGAGGATTCAGAAGCTGCACCTTGGGAGCATCGATCTGGATGATCGCGCCGGCTGCGGATCCATGGATGATCTGGAAGGCATCCAGCGTGCCGAGCCGCACCGCTTCGTGCCAGGCGTAGGTAGCGACAGGAACCATCTCGATTGAGGTCTGGCCAGTTGCCTTGCGATCGGTCATTTCAACCGATTCGCTCCCGATCAAATTCCGGTAGACGATCTGGTTGCCCATGTCGATCGACAGATTCTGCATGGCGGCAGAAATGCCGTGCAGCGTCATCGTCGGCGTGTTTACCTTGTTGACGGCTAGCGGCGCCATGAAATCGGTGTAATCCGCATCTGTCGGAAGAGCGGTATCTGACGCCGCGCTGTACAGCCCGGTGAATTTGAACTTCATCACCGGTATGGAGCGAGCGTTCATCTCGAAAGAAACATTCCCGCGGCAACCGACCATCTTGTGTAAGACACCGTCGAGGTAGTAATACAGTGTGACGCTCTTCAGCCCGTTCGTCAGCGGAGCGTAGACCACATCGGTAGACGCAGTGACGGTCTCCGAGAAACCGCAAGCTTGCAACAGCGGACCCCAGGCAGGCGCGGTACCCGCAGCGCCAGAGGAAGCCAATTCAACCTCCAGCTCGCATTCGGAATGCTGGGCCACGGCAACCTGTCCACTCGTGCCGAAATACGGGTGAATGTTCGTGCGCTCGGCGAAATCGGCCATGATCGGCTGGGGCGTGATAGCGCGGGCCAACATGGAATTCGACGCGGCAGCGGGAGTTGCATCGGTTCCAGATGTGGTTTCGATCTTTGCCGTGAGCAACACGTTACGCATTTTTTTTGACATTGATTAATCCTCTTAATGTGGAGTGCGGATGCGAAAATTCATGAAGTAGGCATAGACGCCCGGGGCATCCTGATACTCGGCGTCGCCGCGCTCTTCGTCTGCCATATACCCGGGTAATGCCTGCAAAGCTCCCTCTATCAAAGGGCGATAGGTCGCTATCTCGGTACGTGAACGAGCAAGGATGACAACAGCCACGACATGCTGATCGTATCCCCCGCCCAATACCCAGCGATCCTCGGGAGTCGAATCAACTTCGAATACGATGGCGGGCCACGTCGGCTCAGCAGGCAATTCTGACGCCCACGTGTTCGCCAGCACTGCCGAAAGAGCAGTGGTCACGTCAGCGTGGATGGTCATTTGTTCGCCTTGAGAATTTCTTTCTGCGCTTTGGCTGTCATCGCATCAACAGCCTCTTGCGCCTTGTTTTCGAGCGCACGCTGAATGAAGTGCGTCGCCTTGATGTACTTGGTCCCGAACTCCAGAAAATGCCAATAGAAAGGGTCGTCCTTGCGTCTGGTGACGACTCGACCTGACTTGCCGATTGCCAGATATTTGATGACCTTCTTGCCGTTACCCAGATCCCTCCCATGCCGCACGCCGAGGTTGTACTGGACCGTACCAGCCGGAGCGTTGCGCTCCTTCTTGATTACTATGTTGGCGATCAGGGCCCCGGTCTTCCTCAGCCCTGCGGCCTCCGCGATTACCCGCGCTTCTTTCCTCAGTACCGCGCCACCTGCCGCTGCTATACGCGGCGCTGCCTTGGTCTGTATGTCTATGCCAAGCTGGTTAAATGCATCCCGCAGCGCGCCGACGCCCTGAATCTCAGTTGCCAAGGTTCATCCCAGTCGAGCAGGTGAGGATCATGAACCGATGCGACTCTTCGAAATCGTTGACGTGGTTAATGTCGTAATACTTGCCGTCGTAGCTCACCCGCATTGTTTCTGTTACGCCCGCAAGGTACCGGATAGTGAATTCGGTCCGCGCCTCGGCTGCCTTGCCGCCATGAGCAGTCGCGTTGCGCTCGTTGCCTGAGAGGTTCGCCACTTTTGCCCAGACCGTCGCGAACGTTGACCACGTGTCCACCATCCCCCCCTCGGCATCACGGGTCTGCGAGAGGGACTCGATCACGATCATCCGATCCAACTTTCCGATTGCAGGAGTAGGCATTACAGCGTCCAGACCCGGTAACGATCGAGCAGAGATGCGATGAATGGCAGCGCTACCAGCCCGCCGGCAGTTGACGCCTCCCGGTTCTCATACCAATGCCCGATGTTGAGCAACATCCATTGCTTGATGCCTTGCGGTACAGCGGCCGCATTTGCCCAGCCCGCCACATAGCGCACCTTGACCGCGTTTACGTCTGCATAGGTTTCTGGCCATCCGTATCCGGCAGCCGGAGTGAGCCATGAAGGAGCGGTGTCGCTTGCGTTGTCCATCGTGTAACTGCCCGTGGAAAGCGTCTGCTCTACCCCATCCGAATCCAGGTATTTCAAACTGGTAATGCTGGCCACCGGTGGCAGTTCAATCGCATCCGGAAACATGTCCAGCGCCTTCTCCCAGGTCTGGGAAATAATCGAACGTCCCATTTCGTGCTCAGCCGTCTCGCGCGCAGCCGCAATCAAAGCAGTGATCAACGTGTCGTCATCCGTGCTTGTCACGCGCAAATGCAGCTTCGCCTCGGCGAGCGAAACCGGCTCCGACGCCGGAGCGGTGATAAGCTTCGTTGACATGGGATTACCTTAGCTGACCAGGACGCGAGGTATTGCGCATTGCCGGCCGATGACCAGTCGCAATTCGAAGACGCGGACCGCTTCCGGCCGGGCCATCAACGGGAGGTATGCCGCTCGTTTGATCAATCGCTCCAGCACTGCAAGCATTCGCTTCCGAGCAATTTATCCCTGCCAGAATATGAGCCTGAACAACCGCTGACGATGCCGCGATGTTGTCCTGTACGCTCGGAGCATGGATGAGGATATGCGCCTGAGATATCCCTGCTGCGCCACCGATATTCGCTTGCGTAGAGGGCGCTGCTGTGAGATTTACCGCAACGCCAAGGGTTATCGCGCCGCCCGTTCCCTCGTTAGCCTGAGAGGCTCCTGAAGCGGCAAGCGCATGATCTTGAGTAACCCCTGCCGCGCTACTTACGTTCCCTTGTGCCGACGCCACGCCCACCAGGGCATGCGATTGAGTGATAGCGGCAACGCTGCTGACATTGGCCTGATCAGAGGCGGCTCCGACAAACGACGCTCCCTGCGTGACCGTGCCAGAAGCTGAATCATTCGCCTGTACGCTTGCTGCTCCAGACAGAGCATGTTCCTGACTTACCGTTCCGACAGAGCCTGTATTTTCCTGGCCGCTTGCGTCTCCAACAAGCGCGTGCGCCTGAGTAACTGCGTCAGCGCCTGCCGCGTTAGCTTGGCTCGATGCAGATCCGGATAGCGTCAAACCTTGTGATACTGCCGCTGTTGCGCCTGTATTCGCTTGGGAGCTATTCGCCCCGGATAGATCCTGAGCTTGCGTTATCGCCGCTGTACTGCACGCATTGCCTTGCGTCGAGCTTGCCCCAACAAGGCTTACGCCGGCCGCAGCTGATGCGAAAGGGAAAATTCTGCGGGGTTTCTGAAATACAAGAAACGGATTTGCCGGAATTCGGGATAGCGTATCGTCGTCGAGGTACTTATCGACGAGATACAGATAGCTGAACCGCCCCTTGATATACTGGTTTGCTCCGACCTTGAGGCGGCCTATCCACAGCGGAAGCGTAGGTGCCGCCGGAGCCACTCCGCTCCCAGTATATATCTTCGCCCCGTTTCGGAACCAATCACATGAAGTCCCGAACTTGTTGCGTAGCGCACCATGCCAGAATTGACCAACTGTCCAACCGCTGGACGGATTGCCGGCAGGATACGATGAGTTGTTGAAATACATCGTATCGCCGCCGCCTTGGTAGACGTTCCAACCGCTGGCGCCGTTATTGGTACAGTCTATAAACCCGCGCGGGCTATCATTAGCGTCGAATATTCCGCCCCACAGCAGCGTGAATTCTGATGTTGGTATATTGGCTGTACCGAAATCCAGGTAGGTACTGGTCCCGTCGAACTCTAAAGCTGGGCCGATGTCGGTGAAGTCGGTTATGCCGCCCCCCGTTACCGCCGGATTAGGGATGAGCGAACTCAGTTGGCTATTGGCTGCGCGGTTTACCACCCATGATTGCGCATCCCCGTACAGGATAATCGCATTGGATACGCCGGAAAGTACAGGAGACGCTAGATCAAGTGGCGCCGCATACTGAGGCTGAGATTTGAATCGACGAGGCAGAATGAGCATTACGTACCTACGCCGGTAATATCAGCCTTGTAGATGTAGCCTGAAGTGAGCGACACACCCATATCGTTTTTCACCACGAGCTTGAGATACCTCGTAACTGGAAGCCCGGACAAGCTGAAGAATTTGCGGTGCGTTCCGGTTGACTTGACAGGAACGGTTCCTATCCAATGCAGATCCTGTTCGTCAGTGGTAGTCGTTCCGCTCGTCGGGCCACTGCCGAAGCTTGAGTTATCAAGGGATAATTGCGCGAAAATGACAAGTTGTTTGTTTCCGCTTGGAGTCGTGCTGGGTGTAACTTCGACTTCTATGGTTACATCGATCGGTAGCGCGGATCCCAGGTCTATCGCTGACGACGCGATGTATGTCGCGCTCGCGAGCGTGCTCATGGTGAGTTGGGCCGAAGAACGGGCGCCTTGTTCTTGCGTGAAAGTCGTCGCCATTATCGATTCCTTAACATTTCTTCGGTGACTGGGGGAAGCCCAAGGACTTCGGCGCGGGATGCCGGCTGTAATGCTAGTGCTTTAAGGTTCGCTGCCTCCGTGGCGGTTATCACTGCTGCGGTCGCGAGGGTATCAAGCATGTCCTGAGTCGCCTTAAGCCCAATATCCAGCCCTTCCCCAGTGATGAACTTCCACGCCCACTTCAAAGCTGGAATGCCTGGTGCGGCGGTATCCAGTTTGTCCAATATAATCGCTGCGGCTTGCGGACCCCCTGGATAATCTGACAGGATGCCGCGGGCCGTGATCATGCGGGTTTTCACTTTCGTTTCGGTGGCCGCGTTCAGTATCTCTACCACTCTGCCCGGTTGGCTTGGTAACAAAGATGCGTAGCCTTTGCCTTCCGGATCGTTCGTTATTTCGTCGCTCAATACGCTCATAAGGGCACCTCCACCTTATCTCCCAACTTATCCTTGTCGTACTGGATATTCATGGCGATAGCGAGGTCGTAGAACTCATACGGGAGTTGCCTCCCCAGCACTTCCTTGAGGTATGCGTGGCGGCAATGGTCTGGGCCCTGAAATGGCAGGAACAGCAAGTTCACTACCTTTTCCAGAACGCGATACGTGGGAATATGGTCTAGCCGGTAGCAGCGAGACGACATGGTTTCATCAGCAGAGCCGCCGAGAATCGTATTCACAAACTGATCCAGCGCTATCGTTACTTGGTAGACCCACTCTTTAAATAAGCGCCACATCGTTAAGTAGGCTGTGAACTGGTGTAGGTCAAAGCAGGGAAGTTAACCGTGTTGCCACTGGTGACAACCTGATCGCTGGTTTCGTCTGTAACCCAAAGAACCTTGCTGTTTACCGTATCCACGAAAGCGATATGCAGATCCGGAGTCGCCCCTGAGTTCGCAGAAGCTGTACCGCTTTTCGCAGCCGTCGTCAAGACACGAGCCGCGCCGTCAGCACCTGAGAGCGTGTAATCGCTACTCGTCATCGTTGCTTCTGCAACCTTAGCGGCAACCACAGTCGCGTAGCTGTCACCCGCCGTATAGCCGCCGATGAGCAACATCTTCGTTGCGCCGTTCTTTATTGCATTGAGACCGCCGTCCAATACATCGGCGTGAGCATATTTGGCCATTATTTATTTCCTTCGATGTATGCCACTGCGTCAGGGTGAGGATCCACGTGACTGCCCAACGACTCGATAAGATTCGGATCAACTTCAACGATCTGATCCGGTTCGTAAGCGACGCCGTCGATGGTAATTTTCGACAGAACGCGAGCCTTGACCGCCTTCTCCGTCTTTTGAGTTTTTGCCATGTCAGGCCTCCAAAAGGAAACGGCCCCGAAGGGCCGTTGTCAGTTCACGTTAGCTGGCAGAGTTGACGTACAGTTTGACGGCAGCGGTATCCAGCAAGTTGCCACCTGAACGAGTCCAGCCGCAAAACCCGACCTGATTCGACAGGGCAAACGCGCTGTCATCGAAACGACGCAGTACCGTGGTGCCGGACACGTCGCGAATGGTGTACTTCGACAGGTCGCCGAACGCGATAGACTTGGCATTCGCTGCCATGACGGCCACGTCGTCATTCACCGCAACAGGGAATCCGAGCAGGGTATCAGGAGCCCCAGCAACGATGCTTGGATTCCATATCGGCCGGCCGGTTGTATCCTTGATTTTTGATACCACGGCGATCGACAAATCATTCATCATGAACTTCGCATTTGCCCGATACGCACGATTCACCGAATGCTTCAGGTCAACCAGATCGTCGTAGATCACGGTCAGCGTTTGACCAGTAGTGCCTGTCTTGCCAGTGCTTGACTTCGGAATCACGCCATCAGGAACTGTCGTGCCGCCGCCGGTCGTGAAGTGCGTGTTCTGGATACGCGCGATGCGAGTTGCCAGGCGTTCAACCACATATGCCACAACGTCAATTGCGCTGTCCTGGATGAGCTCCAGAGGCAGAGCAATCTTGTTGGACGTGTAGTAGAAAACATTCATGGCAATCGTGCCGAATGTGATGTCTGCGGCATTCACTGCGGTGTTCTGCCCAACTATGGCGCCAACATCCGCGGTTCCATCCGAAGTCGGCCAGTTCATGGCAACGCCGGTTGAGGTCGTGAGTATGCTGGCGACTTCACGCATGCCGCCGTACGCCTTCATTTTGTCGATGACCATGGAAGCGACTTCGGAAGGAACGGTGTATCCGCCCTCCGTGGTAGTGGTAGTAGACATCGCGTTACGGATCGCAATTGCCTGCTCGGCGGTCACATTGGAGCCATGACGCATATAAAGCGCAACCGCTTCCAGCGCACTTATCGTATCGTCACCATCCTTACCCCAGCCGACATTCTCGAAGAACTTGTCCGCCTCCAGTTCACGCAAGCGCTCATCCGCCTTGATCTGGCTTTTGGCAAGATCAATTTCGTTGGCAAGGTTATCGAACTGCGCTTGCTCTTCAGGAGTCCAGGTCTGATCTCCCTTTTCCGCGAGAATGTGCTTAGCCTGTGTAGCGAGGTTTGCAATCTTCTCGCGCAATGCTTGGATACTCATAGTGTTATTCCTCAAATAAAAAAAGCCGCAAAAGCGGCTTAATTACAAGGGCAACCGGCCCTCTTCGGTGTTATGCGCGAGAAGCGCTAAACAATCTGCAACAGCCTCAACCTGTTCGCATTTGTTACGCCCATGCTGAGCTTCTTGTCAATTGGCTTTTCTTCTTCAGGATCCTTCTTCGCAACCGTCATCAGAGATTCCGGGGCTTTGGGGAAAGCAGCAAGATTCCATGTATTTTTTGCCTTCGCAGCAGTCGCTATCCTGTCAACGAAACCATTTTCCACGGCCTCTTCAGCCGTGAACCAAGTCTCTGCACTCATCCAGGCAGCCACCTGTTCGGCATCCTTTCCGGTCTTGGTGGTGTAATCATTGATAATTGCACCTTCGATCTTTTCCAACAGATCGGCCATTTCCAGCATTGCAGTCTTGTCGCCCCAAACCAAGCCCGATGCGTTGTGAATCATGAAGAAGGCGCCATTCGACATCTCCACTTCATCGCAGGCCAGAGCGATACTGGTTGCTGCGCTTGCGCAAAGACTATCGATATGAGCTATGGTTTTACCCTCGAACCGGTTGATCGCAGCCATAATGGCGCGGCCTTCAAACACGTCGCCGCCCGGACTGTTGATGTAAACATGCAGGACTTGCGCATCTCCGGCCTGAGCAATAGCGTCAATCACGCTCAAGGCACTCACGCCCCAGAAAGCGTCTATAACGTCATAGATATAGATCGTCGCCTCGCTCTCGCTACGCTGGAGATTGACAGGCAACCTCGCACGGTCGGCGTTGTCACGCAGGAGTTGCAGTATTTTCATTTTGTGTCCCGTTCGTTGTGCGAGGATCAAAGATTTCTGCGGCAGCGCCGCCAAGCGGCTTCAGGCCCTTGGTCTTTCGAATTTCGTCCGCCATCATCCAGCCCATACCCGTTCCCGGCCCCCCGAGAGCCGCGCGATTGTATTCAGCTTGGGCCTTACTATCACCCTCGATCAAATCTCCGAGGTCGAAGCGAACAAAACGCCCGGTATCCCTGGGGAAAAGCTTCCTGTTCAATTCCTGCTCCAGGCGCTTCAAATGCCGACGTAATGTGTGCATCACAAAGTCACGCGCCTGTTGCTCATAACCGGCTCCGACCGCCGAGCTTCCAGTAGTCTCACCTATCATGTGGGGAGGAACGCCAAAAGCGCGAGCGATGTCAGTTACCTGGAATTTACGGGCTTCCAGCAACTGAGCGTCTTCAGCGGTCAAACTTATTTCTTTAACATCCAATCCCTCGGTGAGAATCAAAGGGATCTTGTGAAAATTATCTGCGCCTGAATATTTGCTGATGAATGATTCCCGTAATTGATTTTTTTGGTCATCCGTCATCTTGACCGGCGCCTTGATAACTATCGATGGATGGGCGCCGTTCGCAAAGAATTTTCCGCTGTATTCGTCCATGGCCAAGGCATTGCCAACAGCCGCGCGAGCACCGGCAGCAATCACGCTCTTGGACCTCACACCATCAAATCCACGGCCCGGAAAATGGAGGATGTCGGAGGCGTATAGCCATGTAGTTATGCCGCGCTCAGGCATATAAACGTAATAACGTACGCTTCCATCCTTTTGAAGCACCGGAGTCACGCTCGCCCACGGCAACGGCAGCAACTCACGAATGCTGTTGTTAGGAGCCCTTCGAATCCAGGTAAACCCATCACCCCTTAGCAGTTGCGCAGTAACCACGTTTTCCCAGTGACTTGTTGCGGTGAACTGGGAGCTGGGCTGCTCATTCAACTTATACCAAAGATCGTCCCTGGGCAGTTTTACTGGATACTCTTCATCCCACCTCAATACATCTAAAGTGAGCGTTGAAATAGTGCCAGCGATCTTATCCACACACGCAGAAACAGCAGATACACGCATGGCAGAGGTTGCGTTCACTGCGATCCCCGAAGCCCCGGGCTGCACGCCGAACGCTTCCATCACAGCATCGCTATAGGCCAAATTCTCGACTTTTTTCGGGCCCCACCACTCCTTAACGGCGCTGGAAATGTTTTTGAATAAGCTCACAGATCAACAAATCCTTGCGTAATGCATGACGCCATCGGGTTCAGCGACATCAAGGTCACAGCGTTGAATGTCGCCATCAGGGGGTCTATCTTTCCGGTGCCGGAAGCCTGTTTTGTGATCACGATTGCGTTTCCACGTGGCTCAACTCTTGCATTTCCGACACACCAATTCATTAACGGCTGACCTGCGTGCACCATGCCGCCCTCGGCCAGTTTGCGTTCGGCCGTCTTTATGGCACCAGTCATCTTCCACCCTTGGCTGATTCCGATGATTTTCTCCTGTGGGACTTCGGCCTCTACTAACGCATCCAAAATTCCTCCCAGTCCGGCGGGGTCACAACCAACCTTATCCAGGAGTCCGGATGACTCACAGCGCGCGACAATCTCAGCTACCTCATACACGTCGTCGCCGATATCCTTTACCAGCGTCAAGTCGCCCTGCTTCGCAAAATCTTGCAGTCGCGGAGCAATTTCCTTCCGGCGCTCTAACACTGAGGGATGCGCCCATGCATGGGTCCACAGCAGCCATTCGCGGCTCTCGCTGTCTCGACCTATCACGGCCATGCCAAGCAAATCGTCCAGGCCACCGCCGTCGAGTCCGACATCAACCACCTCGGAGCGGCTAAGCACATCGTCCAACGTCAGGCCTGGCCGCCCTTGTTGCTCCCAAAAGTCAGCGCCGGCCCATCGGTCGGAGCGCAGATTGAGCCCGATCTCGACGTTTCCGTGCTTGGCAAGAAAGCCGCGCAGCGACTGCTCGCCGGCCAATTCTGCCTTGGTGAATTCGCGCTCCAGATACTCCGAATCGACGGAGACACCGAAGTTTGGATTCACCATAGGCAGGTTTTCGAGCTTCAGGTGCTCACCCGACTCCACCATTTCAGGCGGATGCTCATACAACACCGGCAAGAAATTCTTGTCTTTGATCTTGCCGTCGCGCACATCGCGTGCGTACTGCAAGTCCTGCTTAAATATTCCCGCGGGCGGCTCATCAGACTGCGTGCTGAGTTTGATCAGCATGCCCTCCGGACGCGAAGCAAGCCCCCCCGTCGCTTCTCGAAACATCGCTTCCGCATTCAGCTTCTTTCCGAAAAGCCATTCCTCATCGATGAGTATCCAGCTTGCTTTCTTGCCTCCTACCGTGTCGCTGTCAGCGGCAACCACTTTCAGCGTCGCGCCCATGGTGCGGTGCGTGATAGTTCGGACGTGATCCTGTACGTGGAACAGTTCCGACAGCTCTTCGTCGACCTTGATCATGTCGCGTGCCGGCGCATAGGCATTGTTCGCGATCTCGACCGTGGGAGCCAAAATAATCATTTCCGCCGACTGCCGCCAGTTCAGAATCAGAGCGGTCAGCATGATCCCGGCAGCAAGTGTAGATTTGCTGTTTTTCTTCGGAATCAGCATTAATGCTTCCCGAATCAGCCGCCGACCGGCCTCTGCATCGTAGGCACCGAAGATCGCCGCAACGAAGTCAAAAACCCACTGCTCACAAGCCTCTCCGAATGTGGGGCTTCCAGGAGCATCGACGATTCGAAGCTGCTTAAAAACCTGCAGCGCCTCTTGCGCCTGATCGTGAAATATTGGCGCAGGTATGATTGACTGGCGCGCACGCAGCCTATCCGCCCAAGCAGGACAGGCAGTGGTCCATTCCATGGGTTATCGTCTGACCAGCTTCAGTGGAGCGACGGTCTGGGTAAATTTGCTGGCTGCCTTCTGCGCCTTGTCTGCTTGTTCTTCCTTTTTACCGCCATCAGCTTTCTTCGTGTGCGTGTATTGCACAGCCGCTATGGCTGCGCGTACTTGCACGGTAGTTGCCGGGACGCGACCAAGAGCGATGTCCTGAAGCAGCTTCAGCATGTCGCATTCGTCAATAGGGGCCGGAGACTGTTTCTGTTTCATTGGTCGACCAGCACCAGGCCGCGCGCCTCCTGAGTTCTTGCGAGGCCCGCCACTCTTACCCTTCACTCCTGCCATTTGCTGATTATTTTTAAATATGGAATTTTTTGTCTGCGTGAGATGGCACACGGTGTCCGGGCACTGCTTGCCCAAAGTTTGACCCACCCCCTGCCCTTTCCTTCGCTTCTCGTTTCGTCTTGGTGTCGTGGCATTCATAGCACAGCAGCTGCTTGTTGCTCTCATCATCTGACCCACCTGCCCACAGGGGAACGATGTGATCCACTACCCTGCCTAGCCGCTCACAGGCCTGACACATGCCGCAGTCGCGGCGCTTAATGCTCTCTCTGTCCTTGACGCCTGCACTGCCTCTCTTACGCTCAACCACACCAGGACGCACAGACTGAAGCGTCTGCACTCTTGATGTCGCCAGGAACGTGAGTCGAGGCTTGAGAGCTGTTAGCTTCATATACGACGGGCAATAAAAAGCCCACGTCTTAGATGGGCTTGATGGTGTTCGCGTTTGCTACTGCTGTCTAACCTGGAATCCTTTCGATATAAGGCACGCATGCATGATCTCTTGTTGCCGCACACCTGTTGAAATGTCGTTCGCTATGGTATTCGACATGTTGTAACCGGTAATCGAGCCGCTCGGTGCGCTACCTGTTGCCTTCAATGTCTCATACTGGCATTGAGCAAACTCTCTTTGCTGAATCTCCTGCGATACGCCTGGCTGCTCGTATAGTGTAGGCCCGGCACATCCTGCCAGCAAAGCAACCATTCCTATCGCTGCGTACAGTCTCATCATGCGCTCCCTGAATAACGGAAGCTCTACTGTATCCGACATGAAATAAAAAAGCCAGATCAATGTCTGGCTGGGCTTGGTGTGAATATTTCTCGATGGTAAGTTTTGATGGTGAGTTATCGTCTTGGAAATGTCAAGCGAATTATCAAGCTGTGGCAACCAGCAATTCCCGCTCTTCCATCTCGCGCCAGAGCGATGTCATGAACTGAGCGTGGATCGAGTCCAGTACATAATATCCTTTGTTCCGCAATGCTGCTGCCTGGATGTGACCGACCCGCATGCTGATCTTAAGATCACTCAGCGTCACCCTGTCCCCACAGTAGCCTCGTATGATCTGTTCGATTCCGCGCCGGCTGTGCAATCCGGTACCGAAGCATCCCGCGATGTGACGCGCCAGGATATCCATTCCAGTGCAATCCTTCCCAAACTGTACCTTGACGTACGCAAAGTGCAATGGGCTCAACACGCGTTCACAGAGGCCTATTATCAGAGCTGCCTGGGCATGCCTATCATGAGGAGTCATCTCGCCATGCCCGGATGGGCCCCGCATCTTGTTTATCGAGGACACCTTCACGATCGGTTCATTGATGACCTGGAAAGCCCACCTCAGCGCATGGCCGGGGTTACGAAACTGCATTGCTTCTCTCCTTCTTATGCCGCTCTGCTGCCTCAACACAAACACCGCATCGCTCAGCGTATGGCCTATGCTTCAGCCCGAGATATACTTTCTTCCAGCCATTAGGGTATAGCCGCTCCTTGCCGCAGTTCATGCAGACTCGCTTAACCGTCACTTCTTGAACCCTCCCCTCTTCGCCTTAGCTGTCATTGCTTTGATACGCCGGCGGTTCTGCTTGAGCTGTATCTCGAAATGCTTCTGCTTTGCTGCTTCGATACGCCGTGATTCCGAAATGAGCGAGTCGCATATCTCCTCGGGGTTGCGGTAGCGCCAGGATTCAAGAGCCGCGCTTTTCACCTAGCGCTCGCCTTATTTTTTGTGGCGACTTCTGCCACGATGCGCACGAATAGTGTCGCTGGCACGTATATCCAAAATAGAAACCATGTCAGCTCATCTGCGTCGATCACGGTCAATATCCGATAGATTAGGTAAAACCATATCGGCACAGAGATAAACAACGCCACCAATAGTCCTGCTGTTCTCATTTCGTCACCTTTATCAGATTGTTGGTCCAAAGATAGTTTTGTGTTCTCACATACGCCCTCAGCCATGCGTAGAACTTCTCGTCTCGGGGCATCGTATCCAGAGCCTTATGAGCGTTGTTGCAGAGGCTCGCAAATGCGAAATCGTGACTCTTATGCCCATGGCCACGTCCGAATATAGAACTGTCAGAATGAGCAGGATCGCATCCTAGATGCTCGTAGCAGGAATGGGCGAAGTCGGCGAAACATGGCATGTCGTGGGCGAGGTCCAGCAATTTGCGTGAACGGAATGTCACAAATCCCACTCCCGTAGTGCATGTGCCGCGGCATCAGCGATGCTTGATCCTGCCTTCAGATCATTGGAATATGACCAGAGCACTTCCAGAGTCATTCTCTGCTCCTTTGCTCTCTTCATCATGGCCCCGATAATGTCCATCTCCGCCATAGCTCCGCCTTCTTCATTTTCCATTTACATCACTCCATATAACGTCATGTTCCGATCCCCAGGCCAACATGTACTCGATCACGCTAGCGAGCCTTTTAACTCCCATTTCCGCGCTACTCTCACGTAGGTTTATAAATTCTCCCTCGATGCCAGGAATGCACTCTGCTGGCTGATTCGTTGCCACTGCATGCCCAGAGATAAATATCAATTTCCATTGCTGCACAGTACGTTTAACACCAGCGTATTTGCACTGTTTTGATACATCAGTGCACATAGCGTGAAACTTGGCATTCTGCTCAAGCGTGCGTGTCTTTTGCTTTATCTGGCACACATAGTCCGCCGGCGCCTCATCGATGCACTTGTGAGCGAATTGACGCTGTACAGGGCCTATCAGGAAGATGGTTTTCTTGTCGCTCACAGTGCCGTCACCTGCACCACGGCCCGCGCCGACTCTGAATATCGCTTCATGACCGATAGCTCGACGGCCTGCTTGTCATCCTTCCAGACGATCTCATTGCAGGCATCGAATATTCCCTTCACGCAGTTGTCGAGATCCGGCTTGGATGTAGGGAAGATCACACCGTCTAGGGCACTGCGCTGTTTCTTCTGCGACCAACTAGAGGGGGGCGTGACATACAGGCCAATCCATACCGATACTGCTCCGTCGATTACCGCCCTGCCCTGCATGGCCTCAGCCGCGTATATCTTTACGAGGTTCTCATAGCTTGCAGTTGCAGCCGGGGTATAGGTGGATACAAAGTTTCCCCTTCTGGCGAAGCGTGGCCTCCCCTTCCCGACGGGCGTGCCGGGGATGATGAACCGGATCTCGCTCACTTCCCCTCCCCTTTCTTCAATCGAAACTTCGTGCAGCGCAATCCCCATAGTTCACCCAGATCACACTTCTTCTCGCCGCGCACATCGAATTCATGGATACAGCCGGAGCAGGATAGGATGGGGCGAGTGGTTACGAGGAAGCCGGTCATGCCGCATCCTCGTCGTGGTCAAAAGCCCTACTTCCCGCCTTTTTGATATACAGCCGCCACTTGTCCGGGGACATAGGGAAAGGAAATTCGCCGGCTTCCATCCGCGCCAGATCATGGCTTCCGATTGCTATCTCCGCGGCCGCTTCCGCATATGTCCATCCGGCCAATTCACGGACGATCTGCAGATTACGAGGCGTCTGCTGCATGTTCAGATCGAGGAGACAGGGATGTCCTGAGGTGTAGCCCATCATGCGCCCCCAAAGCCACGAGATACGGTTCTGACGCGACGCTCTATGTGAGGCCCATCGTAGTTTCCGAAGCGTGTATGCTCTCCATGGAACGTCATACGGCAGTCTCCAACTGATCCGTGTCTGTTCTTGCGGCATATGATCTCTGCCGTTCCCCGAGACTCATCGTTATCGTCATCCCGGTACACGAACAGGATCAGGTCAGCGTCTTGCTCTATCTCTCCTGACTCGCGCAAATCCGACATGATCGGTCGCTTGTCAGACCGTTCCTCGACCTTCCGGCTCAATTGCGATAGAGCGATAACCGGAACATCGAACTCTTTTGCGATCGACTTCAGGCCGCGGCTGATACTGCCGATTTCCTGATTGCGGTTATCGCCTTCCCCTCTCATCAACTGCAGGTAGTCCACTACGATCAGGGACAGGCCATGCTTGCGTTTGATGCGACGGCACCTTGATCTGATATGCCCCACGCTTACCCCTG